TATTAGTAATTGTTATTCCTGTTACATTTGGTTTATAACCAAACATATATGCTAATTCAAATAAGTTATTTGATTGACGAGCAAATTGTAAGTAGTTTTCTTGTACTTGATTATCTAAATAAAATGATAAAACGTCACCTACATAAGCGGCCATTTCCATAAACATCATTCCTGGTGATGTTGGGCTAAAGTCATTATATGTTGTAGGGAAGTATGTTTTAGAATAGTCAATTAGACTAGACCTAAACTCACTAAAATCTTTATTTATGTATTTTATATTTTTATTTACAGCCATTATGTGAATGATATTTGAACTTGATCTGTTATACCAGTATTAATTATACTATATGTTAATTGAACGTTTATTTCATTATTGTCAGGATATTCTAATACATCTAGTTTTTCTATTTTTATATTATTAAAATATTTACTTATTAATGATTGGATATTTTCTTTTAAAAAACTTATATTATCTGAGGATATTTGTTCAAATATAAATGCTCTTAAATTTGCTCCAAATTGATTATTTAAATATCTTTCTGTTTGATTTGTTAAAAAGAAATTTAATAAATTATTTCGTATAGCATCTTGAGTAGTATATGTTTGAAAAAATACATTTGGAGCATTGAAAGGAATAGCAACACCTACAGCCGTTCCCGGCTTAGTATCAATTGGAAATATTTTCTTTGCTCCGAATGCCATTATTTTTTAATTAAATTCATTATTTGGTCTAAACCAAGTTGTCCGCCAGGTAATGAGCTACCTTCAGACATTGTATTCATTTCACCAGCTACCTTAAAATCGCCTTCAAATCCTGATGGAGTTGGTTGTGACATTTCAGCTAATATATCCATATACGATTGTCTTGGATTAGTAGCAGTGATTAAAGGTTGTGTAGGAACGTTTGAACTATTAAATCTTAATGTTCTATCTGCGCCTACTTGGTAAGATTCGTTTACTGGTTGTTTGTTTGATTTAACTGCCTCCAAAAGAATGTCTTTTAGTTCTTCTTGGATTGCTTCTTTTACGGCAATTTTGATTAAATCTTTTAATTCGTTTTGTTTCATTTGTTATAAATATTAAATTAATCTACTTTTAAATTATTTTTGTCAATTATTAGTTTAAGTTCTGTGAATAATACTTGAGTAGCGTTAGTAAATGATGAAGGTGTTTGTAATAATATAATACCATCTTTATTTTTGGCCACTGCTCTTCTTTTATTTACGGTAGGAGAGAATGGTTCTTCAACAATTTCAAATAAAAAGCCTTGATATATTTCATTTTTATTTGGATCTATTTCTACTTTATTGGCATTTGACTCAACATTAAGTAAATATGGTGATAAAGATGTTAATTTTTTAGCTTCATCAGTACTTGATGGATCGGCAGTAGCCCCACCACATCTTAATAAATATTTATCTATTGAATTTAATAAAGCTATAATTTGACTTAAAATTGAGTTAACATAATCTAAAGCTGATGTAATTGAATTAATACCGTTTTTTGCGGTATTTATTTTATAAGTTGCTGGTGTTTTTAAATCTTTTATTTTTGTTAAAGCAGTTAGTGCTATACCTGCGGGATTTGGTGTACCTGGTGCGGATGTAGGTAATAATGGAATAGCTATTTCAGCTGCTAATATTGCTATATTTAAAGTTTGAAGAGCTTGAGATGATATATTTACTGTTGTATTTAAAGTATTAAGTGGTTTTTGTAGTGCCTCTATTGCTTTTGATGCTGAATTTATTTTACTTACTATATTATTTCTTATATTTAGTACTTTTTGTAATTCAACTGCGGGGATGCAAAGTTCAGGTAAAACAATTTCACCTGTTATGTCATCTAACTTTTCCATACCAATTTGAAAAGCTAAATTAACTATAGCAGGTACTACAAACTCAATTAATTCTTGAGTTTTATTTGCTAATAGTACGGGTATTTTATCTTGTATTGCCATTATTTTGCGTATAATTTAGCTAATTCTTTACTTCTTGCTAATGAATCTTGATGAGCTTTTGCTTTAAGTGATTTTTGTTTTGCAATATCTACTTTAGACGATGTAATAGTTTGTTTAACGTCTGAGACATATCTAAGTTTTTTGTCTTTTAATTGTTGTTCTTTTATTATTTTATTTACTGTGGTTGAATCTTTATATACTATAGTTTCTTGTCCTATTTTTTCCCAATTATCTGGGATTTTGGCATTTGGGAATTTTACTTGGTCTTTAAATTGTAAAGTACTATCATGTAATGAAGGTTCATATGGGATAAAATATCCTTCTGGAATTTGATTAATTCCATCTTCTCCTAATTGTTCAGGAATAATGCGAGCTAATTTTCCAGTTTCTACATTATTAACATATTGATCTACAACTCTAGCATCTACTACAAACCTTCTATTACCCCAAATTACTGGGATTAAACCTGATTTATACATTGGTCTTTTTGAAATTATACCATCTTTAGTAAGTTCACCTAATGGTTTTCCTCTTTTATCTGATTTTTCAGAAAAATATAAATATTCTATACGTCTTCCAGGATATACTAATTGAGCGGTTTGACTACCTACCCACCCATCTACTAATACTCTATTTACTCCTGAAAAACTTGTTATTAAGTGATAGTTTTGAGCTGCTTCAACAGTAGTAGTATTTATTAAACCATTTGGGAATCTATCTAAAAATCTAAAAGATGCAACATTTTTTCTCTTTATTGTTTTAACCGTTATATTTCCACTACTAGGTATATCCCACACCTCATAACTATCATCTATATTAATAATATAATTTTGATTAAAATAATTTATTATTTGTTGACTAACTTTAAATCCTTCATTAGTATTTAATTCAGTTAGTTTTTCAGGATTATCTATATATAATTGTTTTAAATATCGTTGAAAATATCCCCAACCCGCAGTATTTGTTCCATCAGGGATTAAATATGGATCTCTATTTAGTGTTACCTCAGCTGTAAGATCTACATCTGGGTTTTTAACCGCAAATCTATTAGCTTTGGCTTTTTCACTTTTTAATACTGCTTCTTTTGTTTCGTCTGGCATTTTTTTTATACTGTAAAGTTATTTTTAGAAATTAAAGTACAATTTGCTGAGGAACCTCCTAATTCAGTACTTAAAGAATTTAATATAATTAATAAATTAGTTGTTGGTTCTATTAGATTTAAAAATACAACTGGGGCGCCTGGTACCGTAGGAGCGGTTTGAATTGATTGAAGAGCTTTTACTAGTGGAGTAAGTTTATTAACTAAATCTCGTAATACATCTGTTGTTTTTTTACCTAACATTAATGGTTCTGTTGCTAATTTTATATTACCTAAATAGGTATTATTAGATTGAACTATAAATTTATCAGTATCTATATTAACAGATGCTTTAGCATTTAAATTAACTGATTTTGCTGAACTTAGTAATATATGATCATATGTAGTGTTAAATACTAATCTTCCAGAATTTAATATTATTTGATTACCATTAAAAGCATTAGGTGTAGATGGTGCTTCGTGTCCTGAACCTTCATAACTAGCATAACTAATACTTTCTGCTTTTAAAGGTATAATTTGAGTACTTGTTAAGTAAATAGAAGAATTATCATTATTAATATCTTCAGTAATTGGAATCCATCCTTCTTCTGTTTGTTCTCCTTGTCCATTTCTAATAATAGTAATAGGATCTCCATTAGTTTCTACCGATGACCAATCATTTGGGGTGTTTTTAACTGTACTACCTAAACGTATTGAATTCCCCCATCTACCTTCAGATATAAAATCACCTTCAAAAGGTAATAGTGGGTGTATGTTAGGTCTTTCTACAAATGTATTACCTAAAAATATTTCAGTTGATTGATCTGTAACTTGTCTAACACTGCCAGCTTGAGTTTCAATATAATCTTTTTGTTGTGATGGTGGTGGGGTATTAGGATTTGTAGGATAGGCGTTATGGTGTGGGTGATTCCATAAACTTACTATATTGATGTAATATGATTTTTTAGATACACTAACTTCTCCAATTTCTGTATCTGGGAGAGAAATTAAATAAACTATCTCATTTATTAATGGATAATTTTTAATATTAGAATTAAGTGGAAAGGCTATAGGTAATTGAGGGGATATATTAGGATTTGTTACTAACTCATATTCAATAGTACCTAATGCATTCCATCCTCCTAATTCTTCATATCTTGGATGGTTTTCATCTAATATAATACTAAGTACTCTAACAGCGGTTATTAAATCGGCTGTATTAAGTGCAGTATCTGTATTAAAATTATTATTTCTATTTGAATTTAAATTTCTATTTAAACCACTAAAACCATAATCCATTACTTAGTTTCGTTTAATTTATTTATATCATTTAATAATTGTTCTTTTTCAGCATCTGAAATAGTAAATCCATCTCCAGTACCACCACTATTTGTAGTAGTTAAACAACGTTGAATAATAGTAGCCATTTTAATTAATTGCTCATCATTTTTAACGCCTATTTCTAAGTATTCTTTAAGTAATGGTACTACTAATGTAGCATCACCAATGCTTTCGATCATCGGTTTTAACTCATCGATTAATGAGGATATTTGTTTTTCCTTTTTCTTTTGATTATTATATATCTCTTGAAAAAGATCCTTAAGCTTTTTATCACCAAATATGTCGGAATCTAAACTACTCATAATTTTATTGGTATTTATTTATTATAAATATGAACTATTGAAACTTTATGTATCCGTTTTCTAAGTAAAATATGTAACCTTTTTTATATGTATCATATAATCTATCAGCTATCTTAGTAATTTTAGGCGTTTTCACGTCTATCATCTCTCTAATATATATGTATAGTGCCTTTTTATTAAATACATCTAAATTCTCTCGTTTCCTAAATAGCTCAAGAATCGCATCAGCTATTTTAGCGTCCATTTCCTTTGGGAATAAATTATAAATATTTGATGTACAATATTCAACATACAAGTCTATAAATAACGATAACTTATCATTTTGAGATAACTTGTTAACAGCCATATTATTGTTTTCTTCAATGATATAAGAATGGTTGCCATCTTCTTCGATTGTCGCTATTGGAGTCGATTTAACGCGTTTTTTGTAGTTAGTTTCATTATATAAAATCAACCATCGCTTAACAATAGTTCCGAAATATGAATATGCCTTTGCACCTCTAGACGGGTCAAATTTATGTATTTTAGATAGAAGAAACGTAATTACCTCATGTTGCAAATCCTCAATATTATCTACTTCAGTATAATAAAATTTAAATGTATGGATAATATTCTGAGTTAATTTAAAAAAGGCATAATGAATTTTGGTCTCATATATTTTACTTCTTTCTTCAAAATCGGTACTAGTATTATATGCTACAATAGCATCTTCAGTTTCCTGGGTGAAATAGTTCTTAGACATATTTTTATTTAACTTTGAAGTTATTTAGTTGTTCTTGTAATGATAATAAGAATTTAAAGAAATAACCTACTTCATCATCGCCCTCAAATGTGCCTTTAGAATCAACTTTTTTTAGTTGTTCATTTGATTCTTCAATTGTTGTAGATAAACTAATCATATACTCTTCATACGATTTAATTATGTCCTCACATTTTTCATTTTTTCTAAGTAAATTGTAACTAGTAAATCCTAATACTAATACAAAAATTGATAAAATAATAATTGTTGCTACCATGGTTTTAAATAAAAAAAGGTCGTGAAATTAATCACAACCTTTAAGTTTAATTGTTAGTTAATTAATCTTTGTTAAAAAATCCATCCATTACATTCTTTAGGCCTTCACTTTGAATATTACCTAATGCTTTTGTTTTGATTGGAGCTTTTTTTGTTGGTTGATTGTTAGTTAATGTACTACCCTTCCCGGCACCAGCCAAGTTACTCTTAAATTTAGGAAACCATTCACGTTCAAATTCAACTTTAGCAGCTAAAAAATCAGCCTGATGTACAATATGTACTAATGCTGTTCTGACTTTTGTTTCTGGAGCCCAAGATAAAAGATATGGTTTATTTGCTTCATCATATAATCCATCATGTAATCTGATAGCTAACCATTCATTTTTGGTATAACTAACTCCATGTGAATTTAATAGAAATAAACCTCTATCTGGTACTGACATAAATTCAAGTTTAGTATTAAAAGTATAATCTTCACCTAATTTATCTTTACGCCATTGATCAGTCTGAGGGATATATGATTCATTCTCTTCATCACCCATTTTACCTAAATCATGATTCATAGCTGAAAATACTAATTCTTCAATAGTATAGTTTTGTTCAACTCCGAATTCAACCCACACTGAATTGATTTTAAGTGCAGCGTCTATAACACGATTAACATGTTCAACATATCCACCTGGGAAGGCATTATGATATTCTTTCTTATGTGCCGCTGGCATCATAATGATTCGTTCAGAATACTTGTCGTAAAATTCTTTTAATTTAGATGCTCTAGGTTCTGAGATATAAGTATCTATATAACCTATAAATTGGTTCCAGTTATCCTGGATTTGTTCAGCTGTCAATTTCATAACTTTTATTTTTTAGATTAACCTTGATTTAATTCACTTCCTGATATAGGCTCAGATTCAATATACAATTTTAATTGTTCTATTTGTTCTCTGATATTTTCGATAATTTCATGACTACCATTGCGATCGCCTTGATTAAGTGTAAATGTCATTTTAGTTAAGTTGGACTCTACACTATCCATTTTCCTCAACACTGCTTCTCTGTTTCTCATATGTTTATTTATTTATTATTATTTATCTCAAAACCCGTAATCGAAGTATACGTTTAAAAAAATTAGCTACCAAGTTCAAATCCAAATTCTTTAACCTTATTTTCTATATTTTTTAATAAAGCACACTTTTCATATTCTTCTAACTCTTCATAAAATATCATAGCTATACTTAAATTAGATAAAAACTCAACTGATGCCTTTTTACCTATACATTCGATATGAAATGGATTATCTAATTTTACATTCTTAATATAATCCCATGCTTTATCAAACATCAGGTGTTCACCTGCCTTTTCCACATCATCAATATTTAATTCAGGGGAAATATTTTTAAATACTTTAGAAGTATACTTACTAAAAAATTCGTGATTTCCTATTATTTTATTAAATCCTCCAATCCAATAAAATGGATGTTCTGAAAAGTCGATTAACATTTCTGTTTCTTCATCTTCAAAATCTTCATTAAAGGCTCTAAATATATTATTTATATTCATTTTAAAATTACTAAAAAGCGATTATTTTGAATTACTAACTAATTTTTGTACAACTAATTGAATAAAATTTTTCATCACTTAAAACGTTGATTTAAACTAAGATTGCTCCATACTTTAATATGAAGCAACCCGTTTAATCATTTTCTAATTACTTTACAGTAGTTGTAACTACACTTGGTGTAGATACTGAAATTGAATCAACTGCTGTAGTATCTATCATAACGATAGTGCTATCAACTGTAGGTACTGCTACTTCTTCTTGAGTTGCTGTTGCGCAGCTAGTTAAGAATAAAGCTGTAACTGCGATGATGATGAAATTTTTCATAGGTTTTTGTTTTTGTTTTGTTTATTTGTTTTTATTAATATACTGATAAATATATGGTGAAGCACGTTTAAATATAATTTTTTCCAATAAATTTAACTGCTTCTATAGATTGTAATAATGTTATATCAAAAAATTCTCTATAGTTATTAGGTCTAAATTCTTTTAAATGTTTATGTATTTCACTTTCTAATTCAAGACCATTATTACATCTAAAAATATATTCTAACTTAAAGGGAGTAGGTACACCTGTTGCTTTAGATAAATCTTTAACTCGAATACCTATATCCTTTCGTGTATAACCTATTTTTAATAAACCTGGGAATGAAGGATTAGATAAAACATAAATAAACTCATTACCTGTACCGTCAGTTGGAACTGTCTTTTTAAGTCGCTTAGTAAAATAATTTACATCTTCCCAACCAGCAGAAGCTGGATAGTTGGGATGTTCTGATGGTGTAATCGTAAAAAAACGAGCTTCACTATTTTTAAAATCCTCTTTTGTTGAAATATATTGCTGTGATTCCTCTACGGTTATTCGCTTTAATGATGATACTTGATTTTCCATAACTTTATGCTAAAATATTTTTGTGAAATTCATTTAATGATTCAAACCCTTTTTCACTAATTCTATCTAATACATCGTCAGTAGTAAAGTTATTTACAAATATTGACTTAATGATACTAGTAGCTTTTTCTCTTGGTGTTTTATGATTTGGAAAACAATCTTTAATAAGTTCTTTATCTAATTCATTTAAATCATCATCATTTTCTAATTTAAGTAATAACTCATTTAAATTATCCATTTTAAATAAATCCTTAGTAAAATTTCTCATTTCATATCTTACATCACATTTATTAAGTAAAGATAAAAACGCAGTTAAGTCATTTTTAGTCATAAACATAATACTTTCAAACAATGAAATTTCAATTTCAACGGTATTTTCTAATATTTTATCCATTTCATCAATACCCCCATTCATCGCTGCTTCGGTAAATATAGCTTCCAATTCTTCTGAGGTATGATCTGTTTTGAAATGCATCGCTGTGAATGGATTAATATTAATTTTTACTAATCTATCTAAATCTCTCGTTTCCATGATATTCGTTTTAATTGGTTGATTAAATATACGTTCAAAAACTGTGGAATCCTGACAAAGAAAGCCAATCTTTCGACTGGCTTTATCTTTATTATAATATTTAATTATTTAGCGCCTGATGGGTTTGGATTAATTGTTTTAGGAGCAGCTGATTTACCATCAAAAGTAATAATTTTATTACCTTTACTATCTTTAGTAACTTTAAACTCACCCATAAAAGAATATGATTTAGCATTTGCTATTAATTTATCTTTTTGTTCTTTAGAAATTTCTTTTCCTAAATCTTTAATAGCCATATCAAGTGACGCTATAGCAGCGGCTTTATCTTTTTCAGAAGAAATACCTAATGCTTGTTTACCTATATCACCTGCTCTTTTAAGAGTACCCATTACACTAATTTCCTCTAAATCATATTCACTTAATTCGTTCTCAGCAATAATACGTTTGATTTCTTTAATAGCTAATTTTTTCTTAGCAGCTTTTCCTTCGTTTAATACTTCACCGATACATTCGTTGATTAGTGATTGTAATTCTGATTTTTTCATTTTTTAGTTTAGTTTTAAATTTTATATAATGAATGGTCCTCGTGCTATATCCATTCTTTTATGAGGAAATTATTCTATTTTCTATACATAAATATAGCAAAAACAATAAAAGTACAATAAGTTTTCCCTCAGAGATTCGAACTCCAATCTAGACAACCAAAATGTCTCGTCCTGCCAGTTAGACGAAAGGAAAATTAAATTAGTGACGTGGTACTACAATTTCTACTTTTTGTCTAGGGTGCAATGTATGCACAAATTTAATTAATTCATCTGTTTTAACATCAAAGTTAAATTGCATTATAGACAATTCTTGAATGGGTTTTGCGTGTTTACCGTGACCCGGATTTAACTCATATTCAGAGTGGTCATAATACGCAACTGGTTTATTGCTATAAAAAATAGTATCATTCTTTGATGACCATTTTACAAATTCAGATTTACTGATAAGTTCTTTATCAACTGAACAACTACCTAAAGCTACTAAAAGCCCTAATATTAATATCTTTTTCATAATTTAAAAATTGCTCCTTATAAATCCTTCCCGTGCACGGAACAAGAAAATGGGGAGACGTTGTTTCTACTTTTAGTACTCTGTACGGGAATCGAACCCGTATTTTACCCGTGAAAGGGGTACGTCCTAACCCTTAGACGAACGGAGCATTTTACTTGAATAAGCACACACCCCACACTTCATACGTTAATACGTATATACTAATCCTCAAGAGCGCTGCGCATTGTACCAATCACAAATAAAGAGTACACTAAACGCACACCCCAATGCCAAGCAAACGCGTTTGGTTCCCATACAATGAATGAAAATACGCCATACCAAACTGCGCTACCTATAATAAATGTTAATAATTTTTTCATGTTGTAAATGTAATAAAGGGTTTTCTGGAATCCAAATTGTATATACTTTGTCGACATACGAAAATTTTTGAATCCAAGGGGTTTACATTTTGTGGGGTTTTCCCAAAAGGGTTTTCTGAAAATGTGAATGCGATTTGTGGGTTATGTTTGGTGTTTGAGCGCAGGGTGTTTTTATATACTTATATACAACATCGGCCCGTAAAGGTTGTACGAGTGGTGAGTGTTAATTTAATACAATTTTTTCAGCGCGATATGCGTATATTGATACTAACGCGCATGGCTATAT